GGCCTCTGCGCGTGTACGCCTGCAACCTGAAGACACCGCCGACCCGGAGCGCTCGCTGACCGGCTGGATGCCTGTTGCCACTGCCTGGGTCGGCAATGGCTGGGGCATCGATGCGCCGGTCAGCCCGGGCGATCAAGTGAAGGTGCAATTCCTCGGCGGCGACATCGAGAACGGCGTCATCTGCGCGCGCCTGTTCAGTGATCAGGCGCGGCCCACTGGCGCGCAGTCGGGCGAGTTCTTCCTGACGCATGCCTCGGGCTCCAAGCTGCAGTTCCACAACGACGGCACGGTCACACTCATCAGCGCGGGCACGCTCACCAGCCAGGCCACGCAGTGGAATCACACGGGGCCGGTGCAGATCGACGGCACGCTGGTGGTCACGCAAACCATCACCGGTCAAGCGGGGATGGCGGTGTCGGGCAACAACGGCACGGGCAACTCGATGAGCATCAGTGGCAACACGCAGTTCAGCGGGCAGGTGTCGGCCAACGGTCACCGCATCGACGACACGCACCGCCACACCGGCGTGCAGTCTGGGTCCAGCAACACAGGGAGCGTGGCATGACGCAGCAACTGCTGAACGACGTGAACCACTGGGTGGGCGGCGACATCACGGTGTCGCCCACCGGCGATCTCGGTCTTGCCAGCGCGGACCTGCGCACGCAGCAACGCATCGTGCGGCGCCTCGTCTCCAACCCCGGCGACTACATCTTCCACACCGACTACGGCGCAGGCCTGCCGCAGAAGATCGGCGAGACGCTTGATGTGCCGGCACTGCGCGGGCTGATTCGCTCGCAGATCCTGCAGGAGGCGGGCGTTGCGCAAAGCCCCGAGCCGCAGGTGGACGTGGCGGCCATCACCGGCGGCGTGAGCGTACGCATCTTGTACAGCAGCGCGATCACGCGCGAGCCGGTGTCCCTTCAATTCAATGTGAGCAAATGATCCATATGTCCATTCAGACGCAAGACTGGGTGACGCTCGTGCGCAACCAGGTGGCAGCCATCCAGGGCTATGCCAAGGTGCTGGTCGATCTGACGGTCGGGTCGGTGCTGCGCGCGGTTGTTGAAGCCAACGCGGCGGTCACGGTGTGGCTGCAAGGGTTGATCCTGCAGCTGCTGGCGATTACGCGCGCCTCCACTTCAAGCGGAGGCGATCTCGATACGTGGATGGCCGACTTTGGCCTCAGTCGACTCGCTGCGGTGCCGGCTACAGGTAGCGTGACGTTCTCGCGCTTCACGGTCACGCAGCAGGTACTGGTGCCGCTCACGGCGGTGGTGCAGACGAGCGACGGCACGCAGCAGTTCAACGTGGTGGTCGACACGACCAACCCTGCCTACAGCGCCACGCTCGGCGGCTATGTCATTGCCGCCGGCACAGCCAGCGTGACCGTGCCGGTGCAAGCCGTGACACCCGGTGGAGCGGGCAACGCGGTGGCGGGTGCGGTATCCACCATCGTCGGTGCAATCTCCGGTGTGGATACCGTCACCAACGCAGCGACGTTCGTGAACGGCGCAGATGCCGAGCCTGACACGGCGTTCCGCTCGCGCTTCATCGCCTACGTTGCGAGCTTGTCGAAGGCCACCAAGACGGCCATCGGCTCCGCCATCGCAGGCGTCAAGCAAGGGCTGACATACGTGATCCTGGAGAACCAGACTTACGCAGGCTTGCCGCAGAACGGCACGTTCATCGTGATCGTGGATGACGGTACCGGTGCGCCCACGTCAACGCTGCTTGCCAGCGTGAGCAATGCGGTGGATGCCGTGCGACCGGTGACCAGCACGTTCTATGTGTACGGGCCGGTCGTCGTCAACGCGACGGTCTCCATGAGCATCGCCACCGCACCGGGCTATACGCATCAAGCCATTGCGGCGCAGGTGCAGGCAGCGTTGCTGAGCTACATCAACAGCTTGCCGCTGGGCACGGCGCTGACGTATTCACGGCTGGCGCAGGTGGCCTATGACGCCTCGCCTGCGGTCACCAACGTCACGAGCGCGTTGCTTAACGGCGGCACAGCCGATTTGTCGGCCACCAGCCTGCAAGTCATCAAGACCACGGCCAACTCCATCACGGTGACGTAATGCCAACCGGTGACCAACAAGACATCTTCGCGCGCATCCGCGGGTACCTGCCACGCTGGTTTGGCGATGTGGCGCAGTCGCCCATTCTCAACGGGTTGCTGCAGGGCCTTGCGTATAGCGGTGCCTACGTCTACGAGCTGTATGCCTATGCCAAGCAGCAGACGCGCATCCTGACCGCCACCGACGGCTGGCTCGACATGATTGCGGCGGATTTCTTCGGCCTGTCGATACGGCGCAAGACGGGGCAGTCCGACGCATCGTTCCGCGCCAACATCGTCGCCAATCTGTTCCGTGAACGCGGCACACGCAACGCCATCATCCGCGTACTGACGGACCTGACCGGGCGTGCGCCGACCATCATCGAGCCCAGCCGCCCCGCAGACTGCGGCGCCTACGATGCGCCCAACAGCGGCTACGGCATGGCCGGCGCGTACGGGCAGGTTTCGCTGACGTACCAGGCGTTCGTGCAGGCGTATCGCCCGCTGGGCAGCGGTATCCCGAACGTGGCGGGCTACAACATCGTCACCACTGGCTACAGCGTGCCGTCGCAAGGCGAATACGTCGACCCTTCGATGAGCAGCAATACCGTGTCGGATGCCGACATCTACGCCGCCATTGAATCGGTGCGGCCCGCCGCCTCGATCATCTGGACGCGCATCAGTTCCTAGGCGCACCCCCACGCGCTTTCCTCACCACCGACAGCCCGGCAACCCGCCGGGCTTTTTCTTTTGGAGAACAGTCTTGGATCGTCAGATTGTCTACAGCGGCCAGGTGCCGCAAACCACGGACCTGCTCAACACCAACCGGCAGACCATGATCGCGCTGGCAAAGCTGTGCGCGGACCTGTTCGGCACGTCCACCGTCGTCTCGGGCCTGGGCTGCGTGCCCACCACACCCGCATCGATGAGCGTGACCATCAACCCCGGGCAGATCTACCAGCTCGCCAATGTGGATGGCACCGCGTACAGCGCGCTGCCGGCGGACACGGCACACAGTCTGCTCAAGCAGGGCATCCTCATGGATGCGCAGTCGTTCATTCTCTCGGCACCCGCCACGGCCGGCTACAGCCAGAACTACCTGATCCAGGCCGCGTACCTGGAGAACGACATCAACAACGTCGTGCTGCCGTACTACAACAGCGCGAACCCATCGCAGGCGTTCAACGGGCCGGGCGGCAGCGGCAATGCGCAGCCGACTACGCGTGCGGGACAGGTTTCGTTGCAGCTCGTGGCCGGCACGGCCGCAGCCACCGGCACGCAGACGACGCCTGCGGTGACGGCGGGCTATGTTGGCCTCGCCATCATCACCGTGGCCAATGGGCAGAGCACGATTACCGCGGCCAACATCACTGCCTATCCGAACGCGCCCACCGCGCCGACGGGCGGTTTCCTGGCGGCGATTGGCGAGCGTTACTCCAGCATTCAGAACGTCGCGTTATCCAGCACGCTCACTACGGCTGCGCTCGGCGCACTGGTGAACGTCACCGCTACCGGCCAAACCATCACGCTGCCGCCCGCGGCCAACTGCCCGAACGGCACGAGCATCTGCGTGACGTACATGCAGGCCAGCGGCTCGACCACCGTCACGCGTAATGGTACCGATACGCTCGCGTTCGGGCAGGGCAGCAGTGCCAATAGCCTCACGCTGAGTCCGGGTGAGGCGGTGCAGCTTGTGTCGAATGGGGTGAATGGGTGGGTGAGTGCTGGGCAGACCCTGACGACGGGGGTGACGCCGGCGCAGTTTGATAGCAGTACTAAGTTGGCTACGACGGCTTTCGTCAAACAGAATGGCGCGTCGTTGTCCGATGTGGCTGCAATTAGCAGTGCGGCAGCTATGGATGCCACATACGCAAACAAGCTTGTCGTTTTCCAAAATGCGACTTCGAACTTTTCTGTAACGCTACCACTAGCAGTTACTTGTGCTGTCGGCACGGTTCTTCGATTCCTCAATATCACCGGATACAGCGTTACGCTCACTAGGGCAGGTTCAGACACGATCAATGCGGCGGCCACTTCGTTCGCTATTGGGCCGGGTGACACTTTGACGTTGGTGCGGAGCTCAACGAATACGGTTTGGCTATCCGTTGATGGGTCGACCAATTTGGCACTTTCTTCTGCCGTATTTGGTTCGAATCTGGCAGTCAATGGGTATCAAAAATTGCCAAGCGGTCTGATTGTCCAATGGGGTTTTGCGGGCTCAACCAGTACTACTACGGATGTCATCACCACTCTCCCCATCACATTCCCGTACAGGGGGACCGGTTTGTCAATTCAGACTGCATACAACCCTGGGTCGGGCCAGTTTTCTTCTAACTCTGGTTGGTTCATAAATGCAGCGCAATTCACGTGGAGATCCAGCACTAACGGGAATGGCACATATTTCATTGCGATTGGCTATTGAGGATAAATCATGTTTTTCTATGCAAAATCCACCGATGGTTTCTACGATTCAATCATTCATGGCGCAAACATTCCTGACGATGCCGTCGACGAATCAAAATGGTCGATGACCCACGCGCAATTGATGGACGCACAGGCCGCCGGAAAGACGATCATTGCTGATGCCGACGGCAACCCAATCGCCGTTGATCCGATCTCGCTCATGACCCTGAGCCAGGTGCAGGCAGCACAGGCCACCAAGCTCAGCACCGGGTGCGCCACCGCCCTGACCACCGGCTTCACCTCCTCCGCCCTAGGTGTCGCACTCACCTACCCATCCCAAGACAACGACCAACGCAACCTGCAAAGCGCAGTCAGCGCAGCCGCTACCGCATCACCGGGCTGGACCATCCCCCTCTGGTGCACGGATGGCGATCACTGGTCCTTCACCTCGCACACCGCCGCACAACTCCAGCAAGTCAACGCCGACTGGCTGGCCCACCGCGTCGCCGCGCAGCAGAAGTACGCCGACCTGATCGCCCAGATCAACGCCGCCACCAGCGTTGAAGAGGTGCAAGCCATCCACTGGTAAGCACTTATCTCAGCAACACAGCCCGCCTTTGCGCGGGCTTTTTTCTTTTCCGGGGGGACCATGTCTGAACCCATCAGCAGCAGCGCCGCAGCGGGGGCTGTGGGCGCGGCGGCCTTCAAGGCGCTTGGCGGGTCCGCGGCTGTGGCGGGCGCCGCCAGCGCGCTCGCCTCCATCGTCGTCATGGTGATGACGTTGCCACGCGCACGCGGCGAGTGGGCCGTGGCGCTCATCTCCACCGTCATCGCCAGCGTGGGCGGCGGGGCCACCGTCATCCAGTACTTCGGGGTGGCGCATTGGATCGGCTCGGCCAACGGCGCCATGGCAC